GAAATTGGCAGGAGGAGGAGTTCAGTGCGGCTTGCCGCCCTGCGCTTGTGTTTAGTTCTGGGAAACCACGTGTGGTGACCCTTTACTCGGCACATAACACTTCGGTGTTGACTCCTCTCCACTTGTCCCTCTACGCGGAGCTTAAAAGGAAGGGATGGCTACTGGTGGGTCCCCCGTCCGAGGGGGCAGTAGCTGGTTTGAACGGAGAGGGCGAGTATTTAAGTTTTGACTACGTAGGAGCTACAGACAATCTCAAGTCTGCCTACGTCCGTGCCGCCCTCGAAGTTCTTATCGATCGCGCTTGGGACCTCACAGATGATGAGGTAAGATGTCTGCGCGTCCTCGGGGAACTTCGGTTTTCGGAGGATGGGCCGTCAGCAACAGTTGGGCAGCCTATGGGAAGCGTGATGAGCTTCCCACTGCTATGTCTTTTCAATAAGACTGTTGTTGATATGGCACTTGCCGATCAGCTCGAGCGTGGTGAAATTACCTGGAAGGAGTTCCAGGCACATCGCTGTCTCATCAACGGCGATGATCTTCTCCTGCGTGAGGTACACTCGTCCTGCGAGTCCACGTACCTTGGGATACAGGACCACGGCTCGGCTGTGGGCTTCCTCGTAAACAAGGAAAAATCAATGCGTGACAAAAGAAAGGCAGAGATTAACTCAACTCTGTTTAAGGATGGTGTAAAGGAGAAGAAATCGAACATAAGTGCACTCTTTATGGTGCCCGACAATCGGGATGTTCTCGGATTTGCAAACGAGAGCGCTAGGACCGATGAGGGCTTCAAGAGGCTTGTTCGCGCTAATGCCAGGCTGCTGGCATTACAGGAGGTTAAGGGTCTAGACAAGCTCCCTTATCAGCGTCAAGCGATCTGTCGCAAGGATCGTAAGATAAGAAAGGCCCTCCTGAGCGAGCCGACTGTCCCGCGAGTGCCCGACGGACGAAACTTCTTTCCCCTTGAAGATAAACCGCCGGGGTTTGTCCTTCCTCGGGAAAAGCAAGTGATCGTAATAAATGAGCGAGTAAAGAAAGTCCGAGAGGCAGCTCTCGGGCGAGTAAAGAAAGACATAAGGAGTGATAAGGCTCATCGCTTTGTCCGACCCTCCGGCCGCTCCTGGCGGTCGTTATTACGCGAGTCGAAAACCACGCCGGCTGAGGAGAAGATCCTCTGTTGTCTTGCCGATGCGTGGCGAGCGGAAGAAAAAGACGCCCTGGTGAGGAGCGACGATATGGCAATCGTCGATCGAGGAGTGATCCCACCGAGTGATCTCCCTGTAGGCTTCGCGCTTATAGACTTCATCAGGTCCCGAAAGGGAAAATCAAGCCGTTGTGCGGAACCTATTCAGTGCAGGATGGAAATCGTTATCGATGAAACCGAGGATTGGGGTGACCCTCTCTTCGACGGATTCGTTTTCGGTATTTATAACTGACCGCTCAACGGCCTCTGAG